ACAGAAACGCCCTTGCTACTATCCTGGGCAATATTAAGCAAGAATCTATGTTCGTGCCTAATATTTGCGAAGGTGGTAGTAGGACCAGTTATCATAACTGCGGACGTGGTTATGGTCTGATCCAATGGACATCTGCCGATCGTTATTATGGATTGGGTGATTTCGCTAAGAAGTTTGGTGGTTCTCCATCAACACTTCCAACGCAACTTCGTTATCTAACGACTGAGGTTCAATGGCAACGTATCGAAGATAGGATGAAAACTCCTGGTAAGTCTATCGATCGTTACATGAACTATGCGTATAGTTGGATTGGTTGGGGCATTCATGGTGCTCGCACTTCGTATGCTCATGAGTATGCTTCCAAACTGATCACGGTAGAGGTTTGATAAAATAGAATATAACAACTGAATAATAAATACAGAGGAGTGTTGCTACTCCTCTTTTTTTATGTTTAATTTTAACTTTGCAAAGAAGAAACCAGATAGAAACCAGATACTCCTCATAAGCGTCATACTCAGTGGTATCGTAGCAACACTCTCACAATGCTCAGGAACGTCCTCAGAGCGCCTCTGGGACCTCTTAGACGAGGTTCAGAGGAGTCTGTTTCCTCAGACCATAATCAACGATGTTCTGCTTCAAGATCCTGGTGTGGTGGAGAAGAGAGTTGAGAGAGATGTTGATAAAGCCATTCATGAGTATGAACGCTTGACAGGAGACTATGAGACGCCTAGAATACCTTTGTCGAGGTTGATAGAGAAGGCTCTAGATACTTCTAAGTGTTATACTGAAGAGTGTAAGAAACTTGGAGGAGAAATGAGACTCTGTTCACCTTGGATGGATGGATGCTTAGACAGTTCTACAACTGACCTAAGTAAGTAGACAAAGATTCTGAATCAGTGTATTATTAAAAGGTGGTTGAGAGATCACTTGACAATCAAATCTAAGTCTGGTATGATTGTCTCATGAGCAACAGAGGTCCAAACTCTGTGTAAGTCTCACCCCTCCTATGCCTCTCAACGATGCACAAACCTGGAGGTCTCTTGGGCAAGTAGCATAATGGATAATGCAGCATCCTTCTAAGATGTCGATTGTGGGTTCGAGTCCCTCCTTGCCTGTTGGAGTTTATCTCCATATATAAAAGTGATAGAGGGTAAGCCTCTGTTATATCCTTATGAGGTATATTACGCTTACTCCATCTTGCCCTTGTATTCCAACGGTAGAGAAGGTGGACTTAGAATCCATACAGTGTAAGTTCGAATCTTACCAGGGGCACTTGACAATCAAACTTAAATAGTTTATGATTGTCTCACAAGCGGAGTTAGTTCAGCGGTAGAACGCTATCCTTCCAAGTTAGATGTCGTCGGTTCGATTCCGATACTCCGCTCTGAACCTTCGGGTTCTTTATGCACACAAACACACAGGATTATGACTATGACACCTTACGAACTTCGTTTTGAAATATTTAAGCAAGCATACAATATGCTAAATGACCAGTTCAGTATTGAAATGGATACTGCTCGTTATTGGAATGCAAATTCTGCAAATACTGTGAAGATGGATTATCCAGAGTTTCCAACTCTACAAGATGTCCTTAAGCAAGCAGAAACGATTAATGATTTTGTAAGTTCTAAGTAATAGAACATTCCCCTGTAGCTCAGCGGTAGAGTCGTCGGCTGTTAACCGATTTGTCGCAAGTTCGAATCTTGCCGGGGGAGTATGGGAGATTGGCGCAGCGGTAGCGCAGCTGCTTTACACGCAGACGGTCATTGGTTCGAATCCGATATTTCCCACTTGCATAAATACTTGAAAAAGAGTATAATGGAAAAACTGTTTAAACTATTAAGTGATGCTCAGTCGTCACTTTTTGTTTTATTTCATAAAACTTGGACATTTCATTGGAATGTAGTTGGTGAAGATTTCACACAACTTCACCAACTCTTTGGTGGGCAGTATGAGACTATGTTTGAAGAGATTGATCGTCTTTCTGAACATATGAGATACTTAAATGTAAAACCATTAAGTTCTCTTTCACGAATGCTTGAAGTGACTCAAATCAAAGAGTCTGCAAGTTCAACTGGAGCAAAAGAAATGCTTCAGGAACTTCTGGATAATAACACCAAGTTTTGTGAGTTAATGGCAGAGATTTCGGAAGAAGCAGAAGAACAAAAGTCTTATGCAACTGCCAATCTAGTTCAAGACTTAATGGAATCTCATGGTAAATTTGTATGGATGCTAAGATCACATTTACAGTGATAAGGATGAAGAAAAATGATTTCAATAAGATGCAAAGATTGCAATAAAGAATTAACAGGACACCAGACAAAAACAGTGACATGTGGTTGTCCGAATATGGCAACAATTCGTGGAGATAAGATTTCAGCACTTGACTTATCTCGCATTGTTATGTTAAACTCTTTAAAAGAAAATCAAAATAAAAGTGTGCTTACTTCTCAAGATATTGCCTGGCAAGAAGCACGTCGTCAACGTAAAGTGAAACGACTTGATTTTGAAGTCCGCTGAGGGCTAAATAATACCAGTATACTAAACTAGTATGTTTGAAAATCTTCCTCCAGTAACACAAGGATCTTTAGGTTTATCTTATGCTATTGCATATCTAACTAAAAAAGGTTATAATGTTTCTGTTCCTCTCGTTGATAATCAGAGTTATGATTTAGTTTGTGAAGTTGAAAATAAACTAAAAAAAGTTCAAGTTAAAACAACCAGATTCAAACAAAATTCTAATTATTGTATTCAACTAAAATCAGTCAGAGCAAATCGAACTGAAAACAATATACATAAGTTTGATAATAAAGCATCTGATTATTTGCTTGCAGTTACTGAAATAGGTGATATATATTTTATCCCAACTTCTGATATTGAAGCAAAAAACTCATTATCTTTAGGACCAAAATATGAGTCTTATAAAGATAGACTATAAGGAGAGTCAATCCGATTGGTGACGGAACCGCTCTTGAAAAGCGTTGAGGTGTTAAAGCCCTTGGGCGTTCGACTCGCCCACTCTCCGTTTAAAAAGTTTAAGATAAATTACAAATTTAATAATTCCTTAATGAGTGTTACGTAATGAACACAATTGGTTGACATTTAAAAGTCTGTGATTAGTATATAGTAGTACTATCACTAAAAATCCCAATGGATCAACATACATATGAGAATTGGGTCAAAATCAAAGAAACATTTGAAACTTCTGGTAATACTGATAATATGTTTTACAAAAGAGCCGTTCAAATTGTTAAAACAAGAATCGATCCTCTTGCAAAGTTTCTTGGAGACGAGAAATGATGGAACCTCAAGACGAATTTATTACACGTTCTGAAGTTCAGGAGATGATCGATGCTGCAATACGACGACACAACCGTAATGCTTCTATCATTAGTATGTGCGTCGGTTGGGTGGTTCTTGCTTTATTTGCTGAGGGACTTCTAAGATTAATTGGTATTATCCCTCCACTATTACCTTGGCTTAAAATTACTTTAAACTAATTTAATGGTTAAGTTCACAGAAGAAGACTTACAAGAATTACAACAAAGAGTTCTTCAGCAAAAAATGGAAGAACTTTTTGAAGAACCATCAACTTACGAAGACGAGGATGAAGATGATTAAAACACTTTTTCTATTATCAACTATATACTTTTCTACGATTGCACTGTGGATATACTGGGGATTAACCCATGCATATCCACAATAAACAAAAATACAACTTTGCTATGTCTGCATTTGTAAGAATGTATGGTCATTCTATTATACATAATCATGATATTAAACAGTTTTGTATTGAGTGGTCTAACGGTGAAGTAAATGCTCCACTATCAGGACTTGACGAAGTGGACCAATACATGTATTATGAGTACAAGCACTGGAGGGGAAGATGATTTTTCACATTGTAGAATCACTTGCTTCAAATCCATTCTTTCTTTTTCTCTGCGGAATGGGGTTGACAGTTGTTCCTTTTGCTGGTATTATGTATATACATAGAGATAAGGGCAACGGGGTGTAAGTCAGCGGTAGACGGCTTGCTTTGGGAGCAAGAAGACAGAGGTTCGATCCCTCTCACCCCGACTCATAAAAATCACTTTATGAAAATGTATAAAGAACTAGAAGAATTGCAATCATTTACAGTCGAAGAGTTTCAAGCAGATTTTGATAATCTTATAGAAAAAGTTGAAAATGGTGAATCATTTATTATACGAGACGGAAATAAAAGCGCAGTGATAGTTCCTTACAACGAAACCATAAAGTACGCAATAGAATCAACCGTGGATGATGAAATGATACGTCTCCACACAGACCACGAAGAAGGATCTTGACAAGGCATTCCAAATCTCCTATAATGATTTGGACTTAAGCGAGTGAGACTTGGTAGTCAGAGGAGTCTTATAAACTCTTTCCGCCAGATTAGCGGCTTTGAGGTGGTTCGAATCCACCCACTCGTATTAACTCATAATATTAATAAATAGTTATGAGTTATTTACAACTTAATATGCCTAGAAAAAGAAAAACCTCAGCAGATTGTGATGTGATACGAGAGTATCAGCGCAATTGGTTAAAAGAAAAACTTAAAAATGACCCAGAGTACAAAGCAAGACATTACGCCAACAGACAAAATAGAGCAAAACAAAACAAAGAAAATTTAACTAATTTAAAAGAAAGTATTTCTTGTTCTGCTTGTGGAGAATATCATCCAGCGTGTTGTATGGATTATCATCATTTAGACCCAGATATAAAGGAAAAGGGAGTATCTCAAATGATACAAGGAAATTCTTGGAAAAAAATTCAAGAAGAAATTTCTAAATGTATTTTAGTTTGTGCAAATTGTCATCGCAAAATACACGAAGGTTTAATTACGCTCGTTTAGCCATCTGGTGAAGGCAGCGTTCTCATAAAGCGCCGTAGGAAGAGTTCGATTCTCTCAACGAGCATAGGACAGAATCAATACTGTCCACCTTGACTTCTCTAAGTCAAACCTTTATAATACTAAGGTCAACATTCAAAACAATGACTCTTACAGCAAAATTCAAGAAAGACGTTCAAACTCTTCGTGGTGCAGCAAACGGTGATTTTTACCTTGATGTAAAGAATCCGAAACTCTACAAAAAGGTTCGTCGCTTCTACGAAAACGAAGGTGTAGTATTTTCTGGTGATCCTTTGGATGATTATGAAATGCTTATGGAATACGTTCTTGCTGACCTTGAATCCGTTGAAGTAGCATGATGAAAGTAGTTAGGAAACCAACTGTTCTTATGGAACGATTTCCTTATCGTTATGTCCAAGTTGGCACCTTGGAAATTAATGGTAAACCAGACTGTCGTATTCAAAAAGTAGATTCTTATACAGGTCGTTATCGAGATATGTATCTTTGTGATAATGAAATGCAGTTAATGACTGCTATGGAAGACTTTGAATATACAAAATGGTTAGATTCTGATACTGTTCCTTGTTATGTAAAAGATGAGTAAATAGTCACGGAGAGACTTTAAAAGTACTGGTCGGGAGCAAACCCCTTATGTCTAGATCTGATTTACTTCGGTGGATTGGAAACACTCTCCTCATAATAGGATATCAAATCATGTTATGGGGAGATTTTAAATACGGTTTAATGATAAAAGTTGTTGGAGGACTACTCACAGTACCTTTTGCTATTAAACTTAAACTTTGGGATGTTCTATTTTTATGTGCATTCTTTGGTATTACCGAGATATCAAAGTTAACCCAACTTTTCTTAGTTTCCCAAAACTAAGTGGTGGAGTCAAAATGACCCTCTAAGGTTTAT